TCCGCATTGCGGACCTTGACTTGTTCCTCGACGTTCAACTCGTCTTTGGCCGCAACAAGTTCGGGACCATCCACGTAGGTGGTCCAGTCAAACGAGTATTCAATTGGCGGGTCAAACTTCTGATTACGCGCGCTCTCACACTTCGTAGTCTCGCTATTCGTCTTCATTCTGCTCTCTCCTTCTGCGCTTGATTGCGCCCGACGCTCGACCGGGGAACCTGATAGGCTCGACCCGTTAAACTGGGCTAGTCGGGTTGCTGGGACTTATGTGGCGCTGGCCATTGGCCGTTGCCGGTTGCCCTACCCGACGAGCAAGTAAATAGTCTCATACGCGTCGACTGGAGTCAACAAAAAAATCGCGTTCGCTACGATTTTTTTTTTCGTCCTCGGTGCTCGCTCGACCGTGGGTGGGGGGTATACCCCTGTGTAACTTTGACACCCACAAGTATCCGGGTCGGCTGGATCGAACTATCAACTGTCAGGATAAACTGTCAGATCAACTGGAAAATATAATTAACAAATACTTCTAAACAGATGAGGTACCCCGTCAATGAGTCATCTCAAAATGACTGGTTAAGCTGTTGACCCGGAACGACTTACGAACGGGCATGACTTGACAGGTGTGCTAGACTGGGTTCGGCCAAAGTCCTTGGCCCAATCACTTAACAATTCAAAATTACCAGGATACTAGTAAGGGTGTATCAAATGTCAATCGGTATAGTATCTGATTCAGACTTCCAAGCAGAGTTGGATAAATTGTCGGGTAAAAGAACAGAGATTGTACCAAGAGGTAGGAAAGAAGGAGACGTTAATACACCGGAGAGTTTGCGGAAGATTATTGGCGAAGAGTCGGTCATAAATGGTAGAAAAGCCGCAGTTGAATTAGCCGCAGAGTTCGGAATCAGTAAGAGTTCGGTCAGTGCATACGCGGTTGGTGCGACTAGTACGAAGACATACGATACGCCGGTAAAGAGTCTCATCGGTCACATAAATAAATCCCGCCAGCGTGCAATTAAGCGCGCATCAGCTACGCTAAACACGGCCCTCGCAGCTATTACACAAGACAAATTAGATTACGCGGATGCTTCAGAGTTAAGTGGCATCGCTAAGGATATGTCTGTAATCATAAAGAATTTGGAGCCTCAGAAAGAGGTACCGCAGGATAATTCAGCCCCACAGTTTGTAATCTATGCGCCGAGTTTTAAACAAGAGAATTCTTTCGAGTCAATAACAGTTCAGGAGTAAGGAATGGCATTCAATACAGTAACAATCAGTTTGAATCCTGGATTTAATTCGTTAGTTCAGAATACGGTGTATGCATTACCTCCGTGGCAATGCAGCATCTATACGGATGCTACTACTCCGACGATAGTACAGAGTTCGGATCAAGCAATTACGGCGACTACAGCGGTAACTCTTTCTGCCGGTGTTTTCACATGCAATGGTGGATTCTTAAAGCTAACGAGTTCGGGTCCCATCAACTGTTGGGTAAAGCGAATTGACTGATTTTCTCTACGCTATTAGAACTCTCCAAGGTGATGGAGTAACTCCGTTAGGAGGAGTCTCAATTCATGCTGACTCTGCGAACGGAGAATGGAATGCAGTCACTGATGACTGTGGATGGTTCCATGCGTATTTACACGACGGCGTATACGATGTAATCTTTAGCAAAGCAGGATATACTAACACAGTTGAGAAATGGAATCTACTAGATCCACCGAAAGATTCTATTCAAGTCGCATTGAAAGAGGGTAGTGACGTATTACCATCTATTCCGACGCGCACGCAGGTATGCTCAGTTCAGCATTCGTTGCAAGGATTGACTTACAATACTTTGCAATACGGTCCTGTACCAGCGTGGTTTTATGCGAAGCTAAGCTCGGATGACAGAATAGTTGCGCGTGAGGCTCACCGGCGTATTGGAGACACCCACATACCAATTCCTATCTCAGAAGCATATAGAGAAACAGGAACACTATGGCCTACGGAACTAAAGGATGGATATGATTATACGCAGGATTTGAAAACATACAAGGATAGAATCCTAGAAGTAGTAGTGAATGGATTCTTTGTAGATTCGCCATTAGCCGGTGATGGGTTGGGAGCTGGGCCTGCCTATAATGATCCCATAGGCAGAACTTACGGTCACGAGTGGTTAATGGCGAATCTAGAGAGAATTATCCGCTACTTACAGGAGCCTCCAGATCTTACACCGTATATATGTTTCCGTCCTGGTTGGGATGCAGTATTCTACGGGTGGGGTGATGCTACCACACGGAGCGTAAGATGGCGTAAACAACCGCGTGTACAATTATCCGCCGTAGATTTAGACAACCAGCAGAAACGCGTAAGAGACTTCGGCCTATTATTCCGCCAGCTACTACCCGCCGGATATTTAAGCATCGAGCACACGCCGGGTGACATACCCGTAGGATTAGGTCCATCAGATTATGATTTCGGTGGAGTTATGCGAAGTTATGATACAATGATGGGAGAGTTCAATACAGTTCACGAGGATAGTTTCTGGCAGGTTGCGGGTAGAATGTTAGACCCATATAATAGACCTTCTGATCAACCAGCAGGAGATGACCCGCACCCGCCGAAATATTTAGCTCCTGGTAATGAGCGTGGGCCGTATTTCTACGTGTGCTTTGAACCTACTGTGGGTGGAGCATATCAGTGGGCACGTGGTACATGCTCTCTACAAGATGTAAGAGATGTGAATAATTACATGCGCGCGTGTGGAGCGACGCTGACAGGATATTCTGGTAGGTGATCAGATGGCAATGTTTAGTCCGGGTAATTTTGGTGGTTATCAAGGAGGATATCCTTGGTCTTATGGTCCGTGGACACAACAAGGAATAGGTCCATCAGGTCCACCACAGAATACTCCGCAGGCTCCGCCTAATAACACTGGTACTCCAGATCAGCCTCAACTAAACATGCCCCAAGGAATAGATCCACGCTTGGCTCAGATGTATCAGCAAGCAGGACTACAGCCAGGGGATAGAGGTAGTGGATTCGCGGATTGGCAATACTGGCAGAATGATGCGTTAAATAATGCAGGTGGAGATTGGAATTACATACAGAATAGATTGGGAAATGATCTAGCCGGTACTGGAATAGATCAGTCTACAGGTACACCGGGACAAGGTGCATGGAGTAATTCTGGTAGGCAGGATTTTAGACCACAGCCGCAACAACCTAATTATGGATACGCGCAAAATGTAGGACCAAACCAGTATGGACAGTTCTACGGTGGGCAGCAATATCCGCAGCAGCAGCAGCAGCAATATCAGGGAAGAACATACGGACCTAGACAACAAGGTGGATATAATCCTTATCAGAGACAATTCGGAATGATGCGCCCGCGTCTGCAACAGCAGGGTTCTTCAGTAGGAGGTGGACAGCAGACAGGATTAGGACCAAGTAATCCGCCGCCTAATCCGCAGCAAAATCAGCAACAGAATCAGCAAGTTTAATGGTTCTGCATCTTAGATTATGCCGAATCCTAACGAGTGGAAGCCGGAGCCCAAACAAGAATTATTCTTGTCTATTCCCACTTCCATTAAAGAAGCGTTCTACGGTGGTGGCGCTGGCTCAGGTAAGAGTGATGTACTGCTGCTATATGGTATCGTGCATCGATGGCATGAACATCCCAAATTTAAGCAAGTTTTCATGCGTCGAACTTATCCTGAACTGAGGAATGAAATTATTCCGCGTTCTAGGGAATTATATCGTAAATTTGGTGCTACTCTCAACAAGACTGAGATGTGCTGGACCTTCCCGCGCATGGACCAATACGGAGGTACAGGCGGAGCTAATGAAGGAGCAATGATATTTCTCGGACATTGTGAGAATGAAGATGATGTACATCAATATGACACAATGCAGATCAACTTGTATACTCCAGATGAGCTTACTAGTATCACCGAATGGATCTATCTGTATATCGCATTCCAACGAGTTAGAACACCTGTTCCAGAATTGCCAGCGATTATACGCGCAGCAGGAATGCCCGGTGGAATTGGTCATACGTGGACTCACAAGAGATTTATTAAACCTGCCCCTAAAGGTGGGAAGATACTTGTCGGGCGCGGAGGGAATAAGCGGATTTACATCCATTCAACCCTTGAAGACAACAAACATATTGACCCAAATTACAAGCAATCATTACATGGAATAACTATTGAAGCTGAGCGTAAAGCAAAGCTATACGGTGATTGGGATGCTTATCAGGGTCAAGTATTCGATGAGTTCAGAGATAGAAAGTTCAATGATGAACCAGAGAATGCAATCCATGTAATTCCGGCGTTTGAAATTCCTGCGTGGTGGCCGCGTGTAGTGGTAGGAGACTGGGGCTTCCGTGCAATGACATGGATAGGATATGGGGCAATTAGTCCGACACGTAGATTATACATCTACCGGGAGCAGTACTGGGTTAAGACGAAGATCAGTGAATGGGCACAGTACGTCAAGGTCCATATTGATAGAGAGAATCCACGGCTTATCCGTTTCTGTAAATCAGCTGGTCAAGACAGAGGACAAGAGCATACTATCCAACAGCAAATTGAAGAAGAACTTAATACGTCGGTTGAGTTATCAAATAATACGCCAGGCAGTAGAATTGCTGGAAAGTTGCTGATTCACGAATACTTACGATGGAAGCCAAAGGAAATAAATGAATCAGAATTGCCAGCATATAACGAAGAATACGCGATGTGGATTATGCGGAATCGAGGAATGATTGAGTACAAGACATATCTCGATTCATTCAAACCAAAAGAACCAGAAACTAACATTCCCAAACTACAAATATTCAAGGACTGTTGTCCTATACTCGTCGAAGCAATTAAGGCGTGTAGTTACGATAAGCCAAAGGGAAACAAACCCGCAGAAGACATTAGCGAGTTCGACGGAGACGACCCAATAGATGCGCTCCGTTATATGGTAGATACCGCTGAGAATTTCTTCGACGATGCTAATCAGGAATTTAAGCGTATTCAGATGCAAGAGAACTTGATTCAACAACTATCTACAAGTAATGATTGGACAGCGTATTACCGCAACTCTGAAAAACTAGAATCTGAGTTTGAGGAAACTATCAAGCCTGTTTCAAGATACCGACATTAGGAGGAGAAATGCCAGGAATACCATATTATCTGGTACTCGTCACAATAATAGCTAACATGACTGGGTATCCAGATAAATTAGTATTTACGGAATCTCAAGGAAGTTCGTTACCACACGCGCAGTCACCGGCTACATTCGCATGGACACCAGCTACAACTGGAACACCAGCGACTGGATTCAGATTAAATATTGACGGTGCAGTGACAGACATGGGTAATGTTACTCAGTCACCACCAATGTCAATTGCTATTGGACAGCATAGAGCTACGGTAGCCGCATATGCTCCTGCTGATACGGGTGGATTGAATTATTCACCAGAATCTGTCCCACTAGATTTTATTATTGACCAACCCCCACCACCTCCGGGACCATGTGACGGACATCCTGTAACCATTCAAGTAGTTGATTACACCAACTCAGTGAAAGTAGGAGCACGCGGGCATATAAGTTTCAATTTAACAAATCCGTTTCCGATTACGCAGGTACAGGTGCGTATCACTGATCAAGCTGCTGGAGTATTGATCGGTAGTCAGATTGCTGGAAGTGATTTGCGAGACGTGGGAGCAATGAATTTCAATGTTCCGCGTAATGCAGCTTCCTATTTTATCGGTATATATGCAGTTGATAATTCTAACTGCATAGGACAAACAACAACACCAAGAACTTTAACAGTTACACCGTGATAATCAAGATTTCGCCAGTGGTAATTGAGATATTACCAAGTAAACCGTGTAAACCTCCTAAACAGGTATTACCAGTGGTAGCATTTGGACCGTTTTCAGAACAACCTAAAGGAGAGAAAACCAATGCTAGCAGTATTGACTGACACACAGCAAGTTCAGGTAACGTACGGTGGCCCTGTAGATGCGAAGGGAAATCCAGCAGCGGTAGAGAGTTTGACATTTGTTAGCAGTGATACTGCGACTGCTACATTCGTTCCAGGTGTTCTAGATTCATCTGGTAACGTCATTCCTGACCCTGCGAATGATGGATTCATTCGTGGAGTTATCGTAGCAAAGGCTGCTGGTGTTTGTCAGGTAAACATCACAGCAGACGCGGATTTGGGAGACGGCGTTAAAACTATCGATGGTGAGAAGGTAGACGTTCAGGTAACAGGTGGACAGGCAGTAGGATTTGGTAATCCGACTGTTGGTACGCCGGTGGAACAGCCTGCTACACCAGCTCCGGGCAGCAGGTTGAAGAAGTAATGTTGAAAGCTCTGTTGTACAGGTGGTTTGGGATTGAGCCGCTTCCTTGTGCGACTTGTGAGATTTTGCGTGAGCAACTCCATAAGAGTGAAGCTGAACGTAAAGACCTTCTCCACAGGTTGCTGGATAAAGCTACTCCTGAGCCGCTTGTACAACCAGAGGAAAAAGAACTTAAACCTATTACTCCTCAGTTTGTACCGTGGCGTGTTAGACAACAGATGTTAGAAGCGGAAGATAAAAGACGTGCGGAGCTATTAAAACAAAACGAGAAGCTGGAGAAAGAACTTGGCATTCATCAAACCTCCGAGAAAACCGACGGTGAAGGAACCACGTCCGAAATCTCCGAGAATCAAGGCTAATATTGGTAAGGGTATCAATCCTAGTATCAATTTCATGAGCAAGTTTAAGCCGGGAATGTAACATGGGACTTGAACCATCGGACAATTGGATTCAAAAAGCCACAAATAAAATGAAGGCAAAGGGTACAATTGGTGCCTTCGGTAAAGCTACTCCTAAGAAGATAGCTGCTGGTAAAGCTGCCGGAGGATTGCAAAAAAAGAGAGCCATATTCGCTCAGAATGTGACAGGTAAATAAATGCCTGCTGTGAGCGGAAAACAATATAGGTTCATGCAAGGAATCGCGCATGGCATGAAACCCAATAAAGGAATAGGACCATCACCTGCTGTTGCAAAAGAATTTATCGATAAGACACCGACTAATAAGCGGAAGCAGTTTGCCAAGCGGAGGATATAGAAATGGGTTTTTGGAGTACGCTTGGTAATATCGTAAAGACTGCGGCTCCTTTTATTGCTGCTCCTTTCACTGGAGGTTTGAGCATTCCCATTGGAATGGCTGTAAATAGTGGGATAGGAGCAGCTACAGGCGCACTCGGCGGCGGAGGATTAAAAGGTGCGCTAGTAGGCGCCGCAGGAGGAGCTTTACCCGGAGCTGGTGGAATTTTAGGTAAAGCCGTGGGTGGTGCGTTAGGAACTGCTGCTAACGCAGGAGTACAAATGGGCGGAAGAGCAGCATTAGGTGGCTTGAGTCCATCACAAGTACCAGGAATGGAAAATGGTGGAATTGCAGGTAGAAATCCTAATGGTACACCTAGTGGTGTTGGAATAAATATGAGCGGACCAACTTCTACGTCAGTTACGCAGTATGGAGCACCAAGACCACCGAATGGAATACAGATGGGGGGACTTTCTCCAACATGGCAGCAAGCAATGAATATGCTTGGTCCAACAATGGGTGCGCCTAATCAGAATAATCCTAACTTGGCTGATGCAATAACACAGGGTAGAATGAGTGTAATGCAGAATAGACCGTGGCAGGTATCGCAGTGAAGCGCGTATCAGACGAAACTAAAGCTCTGCTAAAATCAATTATCGATCATTGCGATGATGATGATAGAGCTACGCGTGATAGGCAGATACGCGTGTGGCGCAGGTTAAAACTTCTCTGGGAGAATATTCAGCATACATATTACTCAGAGGTAGCACATGACTGGCGTATACCGGAGTTGGAAAGGACAGGGGAGGATTCAGATCAAGGGTACTACGATAAGCCGGTCAACATCTTTCGTGCTTATCTGGAGTCTATTATTGCTGCTCTTTCTGTTACTGTGCCGGCTATTACTTGCTATCCCGATGATGCTGATAACTCACTCGATGTAATCACGGCGAAAACTGGTGATAGAGTCGCAGCACTTATAGGAAAGCATAACAACGTAAATCTACTCTGGTTACACGCGCTGTTTATTTTCTGTACGGAAGGGATGACCACGTGTTATGCATACCCCGATGAAGACGAGTCGTATGGTACGTACGAGGATAAAAAATACGAAGACGTTCAGCAAACCACGCAACAAACCATTTGCTCGAATTGTCATACGCAGTTGGCGGATGAAGAAATAATAGATGATCAAAAAGATAAATTCATGCCGGGAGATGAGGATGCTTCTATAGATGCTAAAATAGCAACTACTGATGATTTTGAACTCTGTCCATATTGTTCGCAGGTAATGATTCCGGAGAAGCAACAGCAAACTGCGACAATTACACGACTAGTGGGAGTAACTCAAAAGCCGAAATCGCGTATTTGCATGGAAGTTTACGGAGGATTATTCGTCAAGACTCCTATTTGGGCGCGTTCAGTTAAAGAATGCATGTACTTGATTTATTCTTATGAAACTCATTATGCTAATGCCATAGAAGAATTTGGTGAGGATTTAGATAATGAAATCCAAAGAGGCTCCCAATCTAGCTATGATATGTATGAACAATGGGGAAGAACATCTCCTCAATATCGTGGTGAGCAGCCTGTTAATAATGTCACTATCCGCACTGCTTGGCTTCGTCCTACTTCTTTTAATATTCTCAATAAGGAGCAGTCTGCCGCACTTCATAAGGAATTTCCTGACGGAGTGAAGGTCTGCGTCGTAGATGATCAAGTAGCAAACGCGTGTAATGAGAGAATGGATGATTGCTGGACGATTCTAGTAAATCCATTATCTGATTATGTTCATTTCGATCCGCTTGGTCTTTTGCTAACATCAGTTCAGGATATTACAAACGATTTAGTTTCACTAGTAGTTCAGACAGTTGAGCATGGAATTCCACAAACTTTTGCAGACCCTAAAGTTTTGAATTTCAATGCTTATCGTAATTCTGAAGTTATTCCGGGCGGTATTTATCCAGCGACGCCTAAAAGTGGTCGTCCTCTTAATGAAGGTTTCTACGAAGTCAAAACTGCTACATTATCGCAGGAGGTATTACCATTCGCTCAGAAAATACAGGAGATTGGTCAGCTAGTTTCTGGCGCGTTGCCTAGTCTATTCGGAGGACAAATGTCCGGTAGTCGGACTGCCTCTGAGTACAGTATGAGTCGAGCACAAGCTCTACAAAGATTACAGACTACGTGGAAAATGTTTCTATCTTGGTGGAAGGAAGTAAACGGGAAAGTTATACCGATGTACATCAAGATGATGAAAGAGGATGAAAAACAAGTTCAGAAAGATGAATTTGGGAATTTCATCAACATTTTCATTAGACGCGCAGATTTAGAAGGAAAGATTGGATCTATTGAATTAGAAGCAAATGAAAATCTGCCGATTACGTGGAATCAGCAGAAAGACGCTATTATGGAACTATTCAAGATGCAGAATGACATGATGACTGCTGCATTGACTGATATAGAAAATCTTCCGTACATTAAACGTGCAATTGGACTCTCAGACTTTATTATTCCCGGTGAGGACGAACGTCAGAAGGAATATGAGGAGATTCTACAGCTAGTTGCATCTGAACCGATTGAAGTTCCACCTGATATGAATCAGTATCAGATGGCAGTTCAACAGGCTCAGATGCAGGGAATGCCTCCGCCGCCGCCTCCACAACCACAGACTGTACCTTCTGTGGAACCGGATTTTGAACTGGATAATCACAAAATAGCTGCGGATATTGATCGTCGTTGGTTAATTGGAGACGCAGGCCGCGTGTGCAAGACTGATAATCCTGCAGGATATCAGAATGTGCTATTGCATATGAAAATGCATCAGCAAATGCAACAAGCACAAATGATGCAGCAACAAGCACAAATGATGCAGCAAGCACCTCCTCCACAACAACCGCCGATGAAGCCCCCGGCAAGCACTGGTAAACCTTTAGGAATGGACCAAAATGAACCTACAATTCAGTAACTTCTTCGCGGCTCCAGAAACAGAAACTGGCGGTTCTAGTGAGGAAACCTTCGAATTATTGAATGTCGAAGATGAACCTGAAGTACTAGAATTACCTAAGGCTGAGCCTAAAGAAGAAGATGAAGAAGAAAAGACAGAAGAAGTAGATGAGTTAAAGGAACTAGAAGAAGAACTAGAAGAACCGAAGGAAGAAGATTTACTTGAAATTACTACGCCGGTTCGTCGGAAGGAAATACTATCGAAATATCCGAAGCTCTTTAAGGATTTTCCCTATTTGGAGAAAGCCTACTACAGAGAGCAGCAATTTACAGAAATTCTACCTACGATTCAGGATGCGCGGGAAGCGGTAGAGAAGGCTAAAGTACTCGATCAGACAGAACGACAGGTAATGGGTGGCGACTTGAGTCAAATACTCGCCGCTGCTAAACAGGAAGACGGAGAGGCTTTCAATCGAATCGCAGATAATTATTTGCATTCGTTGAGACAGGCAGATCAACAAGCATACTACCATGTTCTCGGTAACGTCATCAAAGATACCATTATTACGATGGTACGTGAGGGACGTAATCTTGGAGAGCAGGGAGCACCGTTACAGGCTGCGGCTAATATTCTGAATCAGTTTGTTTTTGGGAGTCAGCAATTTGAAGCTCCTAAGAATCTTTCTAAAACTCTCCGTCCAGAAGATCAGGATAGAGAACAGAGATACGCGCAGCAAGATAGAGAACGTGCGTATCAGCAGTTTGATTCTGTTCGTAATGATTTACAGACACGCGCAGATAATGTGCTCAAGGGAACAATTGATGGACACATTGATCCGCGTGGAACTATGACAGATTATGTCAAGAAACATGCTACTCAGGAAGCATTTCAAGACTTGGAAACACTAATCTCAAAAGATGCGCGGTTTAGGTCGTTGCTAGACAGATTGTGGGAAAAAGCACATGAGTCTGGTTATGACAGAACCTCCACAGAGAAAATTAAGTCTGCTTACCTTTCAAAAGCAAAAACGCTGCTGCCTAGCGTGATAAAAAAGGCACGAACTGAGGCTTTGAGAGGTCGTAGTAAAGTAGAAGCAGACGAAGAAGAGGAAGAAACTCTTGAATCGACTCCCAAGAAGAGTCCAGTTAGTTTAGGGAAATCCACATCCCCTCGTTCTAGTGGAAAGTTTAAAAAGCCCTCGGATATTCCGAAAGGAATGTCTACACTAGATGTTCTGAACTCCGACTAGGGGGAAACTAAATGGCGCAGGTTGAATCTCAGGTAGCTGCACTGGAATTGGAACGGGTAGTTCCAAAGGTGCGGCTTCTGTTTGAAAGGGATGATAAATTCTTCGCAAACATCAAGAAACGTGATGTGGAGAAAGTCTCCTACAGACAGATGCGTGTCCCGCTGGAACTTCGACCCGGTGGAAGTTTCCAGTACTTCAATCCTGATGGTGGTGACCTTGGACGCGGTGGTGGGCCTACTTTTGATAAGGCGGTAGTGAGTTCAGTATTCTTGTCAGAGAATATTGAATACACCAAGCTGAGTCAGTGGGCTACTGATGATGCGCGAAAGGCCGTCGTCAATAGTGTGCGTCGTTTGACTGCTAGTGCATTGGATGAAATGCGCCGACAGCTTGACAGTCAGATGATGCAGCAGGGAGACGGTGTTATTGGAACAGTTACGAGTGATACGCCCGCAGGTGGATCAAGCGTAATTTCACTTGCTACTGATGGATTCGGTGCACGTCTGATGCGTTTTGGTCAGACGGTACAGGTGTTCGATACTACACTTGCAACGAATAAGGGTAGTGGTGTAATCACGAACTGGGACGTTGAGGGTAAGTCTATTACTGTTACTCCGCAGATTGGTGCAGGTGCTACTGGTACCGATAAAATCGTTACCGCTGGTATTTCTGCTCCTTCTGCACTTCCCGGTTTGTTGGGTGTTCCGTATCATCACTCCAATGCAAGTAGCGGAACTTGGTTAGGATTCTCACGTAGCACAACTCCTGAGGTTCGTGCGAATCGTGTGAATGCTGCTTCCTCGCCGCTTACTCTGCCCTTCCCACGTTTGTGCATCAACAAAATCGGAAATCGTGTTGGTATCGATAATGATATTAGTCCACGTGCGTGGACGCATCCTTGTCAGCAGCACGCCTATGAGCAGATTGGACAGCTTGTAAGCATTATTCAGAAGGCTCCTAAGGAAGAGGCTCTGAATATGTATTTTGGCGGTTCCAACATGCAGTTGGCTGGTGCTCCAGTTGTTACTTCTTACAACTGGGATAAAACACGGATCGATATGGTTGTTGATCAGGTGTGGGGACGCGCTGAGATTCTGCCGATTGGATTCTACCGTACTGATGGCCGTAACATCTTTGAGATTCGCGGTGCATCAGGTGGTGTGGCTACGGCGGAAATCTTCTACATGGTTGTGGGTATGCAGACGTTCGTGAACAATCCTGCTGCGTGCTCCTACATTGATGCACTTGCAGTCCCATCGGGATATTAGGAGTCATTAGGAGGTGGAGGTATGATTCCTGGTACTCAAAGTAAACTATCTACTAGTTTAGTTGCATCCGCAGCGAGTATCACAGTTACAACTGATATCGTTAGGGTTTCAGGTTCTACACAAATCAATACTATTCTATCTCCTCTCATGGGGAGTAGTATGATGGTAATCCTGATTCCTACAGATGGACCTGTGGCACTCGGAACCAGTGGTAATATCCTCGTGGGTATTACTATGGCTCAGAATCGTGCTGTGTGGATGTGTTGGGACAGTGTGGCTGCTAAATGGTACATCAATTCTGGAGTGTAGGGAATGTCTGATCTTCAACATCAAGACTTGGAACCAGTGCAGAGTAGTTTGCAGCCATTGCCTCCAACTTTGGCATCTGCTACTACTATGGCACCAACGACGTTTTTGAGCTTCGTGAGTGGTACTACCGCTGTAGCTACCATCACAGCACCTGCATCTGGTAGTCACATGTTGTGTTTCGTATTCACAACTACTACTCCAGTTGCGTTCACTACCACTGGCAACATTAAGACGGTGGCAACACCTACTCAGAATGTGCCTGTGTTCTTGATCTACAACCCAGTGGAAGCTAAGTACTACGTGAAGTAATGTAATGCAAGCCACAGTAGATATTACACGCGCTCAGAGTATTATCGGATGGATGAGCGATCGTGAACTAATGTGGCTTGCATCTTTAGCGCAGAAATATCAATACATCGTAGAATTTGGTTCATTTCACGGAAGAAGTACCCGCGCATTAGCGGATAATCTACGTGCAGATGGTAAACTATGGGCGGTAGATACGTGGAATGGTGAGAAAATAGGTATGGTAAATACCTATTCTATGCCATTGTTTAAGCGGAATCTTAAAGATCATATTGATAGTGGGAAAGTAATTCCGTGTCGTCAATTCTCATACTTATTCAAACCTCCTCATCTTGTAGATGTAGTTTTCATAGATTCTGATCATCACAAAGAATATGTGGAAAGGGATATTAAGAATGCAATAAGTATACTGAAAAGTTCTGGAATGCTTTGTGGACATGATTATGGTGGTGATGCAGGATGGCCTGATGTAAAAGAAGTAGTAGATGAAAAATTCGGAAAAGTAGGAGTAGAAGATACTATATGGTTCACGCAAAAGTACTAATCGGTGTAGCAACTGAAGAATACTCACGTAGAGCAGATTTCTACGATTACTTCAATATGTTGGATAAAAATTCAGTTACTACTATCTGCTTATTCGTACATGAAAGAAGTCCGGCTAGAGCAAGGAATGTTATCGCGGAACAGGCATTGAAGAATGACTGTACGCATGTCTTGTTTATCGACGATGATATGGCATTTCGGGCTGATTATCTGAATCGATTATTAAAGCATGATAAGGATATCGTATCGGGTCTTTACTTGACAAGAGTGTATCCTCATCAGCCTTTAGTATTCGATATGGCAGATGATCAGGGAAAGTGTCTATTTGCGTATCTAGATGAAGATACGCCGGATTTGATGCCAGTTGTAGCAGCGGGATTCGGATTTTGTCTTATTAAGACCGATGTATTCCGTAAGATGGAGAAACCTTGGGTCAGACTTGGTGAACTAGATCCACAGGAATGGTCTGATGATATTGGGTTTTTCAATCGTGCGCGTGCGGTAGGATATCAGCCATATTGTGATACTACTGTTCAATGTGGTCATATTGGTACGATGATTATATGGCCGAATAAAGTAGAAGGAAAGTGGTTCGCAGGATACGACACAATTGGAATTGGATACGAAGCAGAGAGTGAACGACAAATGGTAAATGTACCTCAAGCTAGTCCAGATGTGGTATGGAAAAAATAGAATCTCTAAATAAACGATTAGCAGATTATTTTGGTCTGGATACAGAATCAGGTCTTCCTATTTTTCGTATTGTTTGGGGTCCGGATCAATTAGAGAAGAAAAAAGTAGATAGAACACCGGAAGGTATTCACCTAATCTATCCGGAAGTTAGGGAAGTCAAGAAATATCAAGGTTATACAGATTCCTACATGCTTGAACGTTTGGTTATAGTAGAAGGTATTAATGCTGAAGAAATACCAGAGTTCAAAAAGAGCTACGAACCTATCTGGAGTTACGTGGATAAGGATAATAATCCTCTTCCTCCTATTTGGGCAGCCACTAAACTTGTGATAGACGTTTTATACGCGGCTATGGGCAAGTCTAGTCTCAATAAATACGTCGAATCAGAGGAAAATCTCACCCAAGAAGGAAGAGAAGCCCGCATTGATAAGATAACAGAGGAATTATTCGGTAATGAGACAGATACAGGGGATGCATTAGCGCATGGACAAGCTATTGTAGTGCCTCGTAACTACGAAAAGGGAATGAAATGAGTCTCGAAACAAGTATGGTAGGTTCTTTTCCGGGTATGAATGACTTTCGTAGGAGAACTATTCGTGCTCCAGTGAATCCACTTGACAAATCTACGGTAGTTTCATTACTTCCGAAGCTAATTCAGGAGCGTAAAGCTACTGTTCAGCCGGGGGAATTCACAATTCAACCCGGAACGCCTGAAAAACCATCAATTTTAGTCGTAGGACCGTCTAGTTGGTGGAGAGAAGTGGATGAATCGCAGCCATTGCTTGAAATTCCTGTTTCAAGCATTCAAATTGCAGATTCTATTGTTCGGGACTACATAGTTGGTTTAATTGAATGTGATATGAACGAATCTAGGCCCGGATTATTCTATATTCCGGGTGTAGTTACTGTTCCGGAGATTTTAACCAAGTACAAGGCTCTAGTTGAACAATATACACAGTATCAGAAGAATTGGTTCTTGAAACTTATCAAAGAAGCGGATGTTCTTTGGTCAAGAACTAGTCATAATCCATTATCAGTTCCAGATGATGCGCGGCTCGCGTGTAAAATGCTCAATATTCAGAATAAGGAATGGTTGGGAGAATACAAAGAAGTGGATTTGGTCCGCTGCATTGCTTGCGGTGGATTGCGTAATCCTGAATTTCCGATTTGTCCCGCGTGTAAAGCCATCGTAGATCCTGAACTAGCAAAGAAACTGAATTTAACATTCGCTCAGTAGGAGGAATATGACAAATCAGCACCATCATAAGTCTGTAGAGAGAAAGACTGCTAAACCGGGAGTAACTAAAGTAGCATTCAAGAGTCCGGTAACTTTCAGTGTAGGTAAGAGAACTGAGAAAGAACAACTACTTAGTCGAATTCAGCTTATTCTAGCCGACCACGGCAATATCGAATCGAATATTGGAATAACTCACGAGTACTGGGCTTTGGTAAACCGTTATCGTGCTTTGTAGGAGACACAATGATTGATAAGCCCTATGCCTATCACAAACCATCCACTGAAGGCTTGGACAAGATTAACAGACTCAGGGAACACTTCAGTGAGGGTGAACGATTGATGAAGGAAATTTGTCCTCCTAGTCGTCAGCTTTCAGTAGCATTAACTAACAATGAAACTACAGCTATGTGGGCAATTAAGTCAGTGGTATTCAACGATCCAGCTAGTGAGGTAAGTTAAGATGCCAATCAATGCAACAGTCACAGCGAAAACAGGACCAGCAGTACAGGCTACTACACTGGTTCTAAGTGGATGCACCGGAATGCTAGTGCTTCCAGATCGTAAGATTCTCCAGTTGTTCAAAGGTGGAGATACGAATTCTCCACCAGATTATGAGTTCGATATGACTGGTGTAACTACGTTTACTACTTCTATTTCTGGTACTACTTACACTCTGACTGTTTCGTAGGGTTGTTATATGAGCACTACATCATTGACGGCTGGTCAAGTAATGGATCGTAGTGCTGCGCTCATGAACGATCCTGCTAAAACAGACTACACGTATGTAGCGCAACTACCTTATTTGAACATTGCGATAGATGAGTTGGTGGAGAGTTTAGAGGAATCTAATTCTTCACCAACTAATTTACTGTCCACAGTGGTTACTCTCACTGTGGGACAATATCAAATTACGCCAATTGAAAGTGTAACTTCTCCTCATTATCCATCGAATTTGATTGAAATTCAGGAAGTAGGAGAAAGACTATCAGGAACGACAGATACTTTCTTTCGACTTTCACGTCGGGAATTTTTGCAAGCCTATCCACCAAATAATTCTCTACTCTACTGGACATGGGAGAATCAGATAATTAAATTCAATCCGAACGGTGCTCTTACTCCGCGTGATGTGCAGCTTAAGTATGTAGGTCAGGCAATTACTCAAGCAACTGATGAAACTACTGTTATCGGTACTATCAATGCGATGTCTTATCTCGCCTATAAAACTGCGGCACTTTGTTCTCAGTTTATTGGAGAGAATGAGCAGCGTGCGCAGCTATTAGAAGGTAAGGCCGAAGAAGCGTTAGGACGCACAACTAGTATTAATAATAAGGGAAGACAAGAGATAATGACTCGGCATAGACCTTTCAGAGCAGCGTATAAAGCTCGGCGGGGGTTTTGAATATGATTACAAGCATAGAAATTGCATGGGTGGCAGGTTTGTTGGAAGGTGAAGGTAATTTTAGTCTGCAAAGTACTGGTTCGCCTCGAATAAAAGTAGGGATGACTGATTTAGATACGATTGAAAAATTTAGGAGAATAACTAAAACCACTGATAAAAAAATAACTGTGACATCCAAAGATGGACATAAAACGAAATATGATACTGCCATTTTTGGAAATTTGGCAATTCAATGGATGATGACTGTATATTCATGGATGGGTATTAGACGAAAGGAAAAAATTAAGGATGTTATTGAAAAATGGAAAACTGAAGGTTATTGTTTGGAAATGTCTAGAAATCATGATTCAAAGTATGAAGGTCCGAAATATAGAGCTTCTAGAAATCAACCTGTAAGAAATCAGGAGGCTAAAGCAATAAAAGCACTCGCTATTTCTAAAGGAATCTCTATTGAGGAAGCTAAAAAAATGATGGATGAATTACTAGGAAGGATACAATGAGTCCTGGTGTTAGGGACCACGAACCTTTCGTAATTGAAGAATTCTGTGGATGGTGGAAACGCGGAGATGATGAGTCGTGTCCTTCGAATCATTTTATTCAAGCGGATAA